ACTTGTTTGTCAAAGACAAGTATGTTTCAGAAGAACTTCGTAACTTGGCCAAAGAACTGGGCTTGTTGATGGTCACTGCGTCACAGTTGAATCGTAGTGCTGTGGAAGAGATTGAATTTGACCACAGTCATATTAGTGGTGGTATTTCAAAGATCAACACAGCTGATAATGTGTTTGGTATCTTTACAAGTCGCGCCATGAAAGAGCGTGGCAAGTATCAGATACAGTGTATGAAGTCTCGAAGCTCGACCGGCGTTGGTCAAAAAATTGATTTGGAGTACAACATTGAAACAATGCGCATTACTGACGAAGGCGGAGAAGATGGAGATCACTTTTCCAAGAAACCATCAACATCAATTATGGACTCGATCAAAGCCCGCAGTCAAGTTACCCCGACTGCTGACAGTGCGGATACCCCACCATGGGAAAGCCCGACCCCTGGTTTAGATACAGCCAAAGTGTCGGGCGATGTGCAAAGTGCCAAGCTCAAACAATTGCTGGGCAAGATCAAAACTGGTTAAGTGGCAGTGGTCACAGCAGTCCACGTTGATGCGCCATCAGTGTTGACATACATGCGATTGTTTATTGCGCTTCCATCTGTGCGCAAATACAAACTTCCTTTGGCAGCACTCAATGTAGGTGCACCTGAACCAAAAAATATGCCAAGATTAGCAGTACTCGATAACTTGTAACCAGCGCCGGTTGTTCCGCCTGCTGGGATAGCAGTACCTGACAATATTGTAGCTGCACCCACAGCAGACACCACAGCACTTGACAGCACATTACCACCAGTGACGTTGCCTGAAACAATAACAGCACCAGTGACATTGACGCCATCTTCAATGTTTACAAAACTGGAATCGTCTGATCTGATGTTGTTGATCACTAAATTAACAGCTGATAAATTGCCACCAGTTACGTTGCCTGTGGTACTTATTAATCCACCAGCACTTATTGCACCATTGGTAGTAACATTACCACCTGTGATATTACCAGTTGCAGAAATTAATCCTGTAGTTCTGAGATTGCCACCTTGCACGTTGCCAGTGGCAGTTACTGAGCCCACAGAAATATCAGTCAGTGTGACATTACCAAAGATGTCCCCGCTCACAGTTAAATTACCAGCAATGGTCACATTATTAGTATAATAACTCAAAGGACGATTCAAATCAAACAAGGTAATAGTAGTGCCAGAATCAGTAGTAGAAAACTCAAATTGAAACGTGCCAGCAGCCGCAAATGTGATCACATTTGTACTGTATCCTTGTACACCTGTTGTGCCTAAACTAACTGCCGAAGGCAAAGTCATTGTGCGTCCAGGAGTGTCAACCACGATTTGCAAACGCAGCATACCTGCAGAACCAGCTGCTGGCCAGTTGGTGAAACTCAAACTGATGTTACCAGCCATGGCAATGGTTTGGTAGTGCCCGGCACTGTAATCAATGGCAATGGAACCTGAAGTTGCAGTCAATAACACTGATGTGGCTGAAAAACTCTGAACTTTGGCATTGTAAATTACATTATTGGCCATGTTGTTGTCCAAGGTGGTACCAGTAAGCGCAGCCTTTAACAACACTTTTGATTGCAGATCGTCAATTTCATTTTCTGCGTATTGAAAGTTGGTTTTGATAGCAGTAAAATTATCTCGCATGCCTTGTGTGTTGTTTGATACACCGGCTATGGGGTAATTGCCATCAATATTATTGGGGTTGATCTGACTGGTCATAAGTGTTCCTTGTATTAGATATTTATTAGAACAGCGTTTCCACTAAATAATCCAAAGGCCCGTGACAAAATGCAAAAGAAAACACGCAGCATCTTAGAAGAATTAGATAGCTTGTACATAGAACGTGATCGTAGAGCGATCATTGAAACTCGTGCCAGCAACCTGATCGAAAGTGCTATTCGCTTGATGGAACAAATCGACGCTGAATTCTCACCAGAACAAGCAGAAAATCTACAGCGAAAATTGCTCAATGCAATACGCCACAGAGACACTGGCAAGTTTTCACGGTCCGTTAGGAGAACCAATGCAGATCTTTGAAATTACACAATCAGTAAATGAAATCAATTATGGCAGTGTACTGGGTGGTATAGCCAAATATGCTGGCAACCAAATTGGTAAAAGTCTGGGCATGCAAGATCGTACTCAATTGTCCGGTCCTGCAGCACAAGCAGCGGCAGGCGCTGCCACTGCAGGTGTGGTCAAACAACAGGCCGCACAACAACAGCAGTTATGGAATAACACATTGCAATTCATGAAAAAGTCTGCTGCCAGAGTGGGACAATCACAAATTGACCCTAATTCTTTGGCTACAAATTTTATGAAACAGTTACAAGGCATGTTAAAACCCCATGGGCTTTCAGCCACAATGGATCAACAAAATGGTATACCTGTGCCGCAGTTGGATGATTTTGAAAACAAAGTTGACCCACAGGTGTTGGATCAACAAACTAAAAATCAAATTGACCAAACCATACAACAAGTTGACCAAGCCATATACAACATACTTGCTGGATCCAATTCTGCCAAGCCTGCTGATTTGACTCCAGCCTGGGCTGCATTGACTCAAAGTATTGCCAATGCAGGATCAATGCTGGCATTCCATGGCAAATCTAAATCTGCTGAGGTGTTGCCAATAATCGCAACAAATGCACAAAACAATTATCAAATTGGTGATATTGAAATAGATCCCAGCACCGCTGATGGCAGCAATATGACCTATATAATCAACAGTGAATCCGTAAATGGTAGCGTACCAGAAATAACCAGCCCAATTCGAGGACAGTACCAAGTGGGAAAATATCTATTAGATCCAAAAGATCCTTTGGAGCTCAAATTAATTAATATTATTAGAAAAGCAGCAGCGAGCAATACTCCATGAAAAGCCTACGCACTCTATTAGAAGGCGGCAATGTATTCAAAGATGCTGAAGGTCAACCACTCACAGGTCGCATCAATCAAAGCGATGTGCCGGCCACTGTGGCCTGGCTTGAACAACTCACAGGCCTGGAATTCCCCCGCGATCGCTGGCTGGGTTCAACAGGCAAAGCGCCTACATCAGGAGACATGGATCTTGCAGTAGATACCAGTGAAATCTCCAAGGATCAACTGGCACAAAAACTCATGCAGTGGATCGCCAGTCACAAACTGCCACCTGCAGAGTGGATCAAAAAGGGCGGAGAAGTACACTTACGAACACCCATACAAGGACGTCCTGAATTGGGCTACGTACAAACAGATTTTATGTTCTTCCCCAACTTGGACTGGGGAACATTCTTTTATTCAGGCGGCGAGGACTCTGCGTACAAGGGTATGAACCGTAATGTGTTGATGAGCAGCATTGCCAAACAACTGGGGCTCAAAGTAGGCGCCAATGGCATGTTTAGTCGCACCACTAACCAACTTGTGGATGGCGGGTTAGATCCTGATTATGTAGCTAAAGCCTTACTAGGACCAAGAGCCACTAGAGAAAATTTAAAAAACGTAGAAACTATTTTTGCTGCATTAGCAAAGGACAAAGACAAAGAAGTCAAAGTCAAAGACTTTCGTGACTATTTGAATCGTGAAGGCCTACAACAACCTGACGCTGTGACAGAAGATACAGACACTTATTTCTTGGCGCGACTACGTGACAGAATTGTCAACCAAGGCATGCAACCCTTGGTAGAAGCAGAACCTGCAAACCCTTACCGCATTTACGAAGCAGAAGAAGCTGGAGTGGGCGGAAAGGCCAAGGGCATTGAGCACCTGGAAGACTATGTGTTCCGCAACGGTTTACCTGGTGTAACCAAAGCCTTGCAAATTGTACAAGCAGCCGCAGAATCCCCTGCCAAAACTACCACGGTAAAGTGGGATGGCAAACCTGCTGTGATATTTGGACGTAAACCTGAAACTGGAGAGTTTGTGCTCACTGACGGGTCAGGCTTTGAAGCCAAAGGCTATGATGGCCTTGCAACCAGTCCTAGAATGATGGCTGACATACAACGCACACGTTCTGGCGCTAGAGATGAGCTAATTCAATTGTATGCCACATTGTGGCCTAAATTAGAAGCAGCCACCCCCGGCAATTTCCGTGGCTATGTCAAAGGTGATTTGTTGTACACAAGCACACCTCCATTAGAAGCTGGTAACTATGTGTTCAAGCCCAACACTGTACAATATAGAATTCCAGCAAAAACTGCACTGGGCCGGCGTATTGGTGCTAGTGACACAGGCATTGCCATGCACTCCATGTACGCAGATGCAGGCGATGCACGCCAGCCACTAAGCGGTGTGCGTTTCAACGAAGTACCTGGGCTGCTGTTGATTGAGCCCATTGGTGGCAAAGAGATTGTGCCTGATGCTGGGTTGATCAAACAAATCAAATCTGTGGCCAATAGTGCAGATGGTCGTGCTATCGCCACGCTGTTTAACCCTGCAGAATTACGTGCCCAACAAATCACAGATTTAGCAAAACTGTGTGTAGACTACATCAACTATAGAATCAAACAGCCAGGCGGCAATTTTGACAATTTGCTGCCAGGTTTTGGTGAGTGGCTGCAGACCAAAGTAACTCCCAAGAAATTTGCCAACATTGTAGAATACTTAAACAGCCCAGACAGCAATACAGGTGCGCTGTCGGCAGCATTTGCGCTATTCTTGTTGTTGCACGACTTGAAACTAGATATCCTACGCCAGCTGGATTTAAAAGATCCTGGACACGAAGGCTGGGTCATGGCCACTGACGCAGGCTATGCAAAAGCGGTAAATAGATTTGACTTTACAGCAAGAAATGCGGCTCAAAATAATCCGCAACAGGGGTGATTTTTACCAAAGGTATAAATAAAAGCAGGTCCTACAGGACCACTTAACTTAAAGGAAATTTATCATGGCACAATTTACAAAAGTAAATGGAACTACACAACCAGTATTTGCAATGGACGTTGCAAATGGTAGCATCAGCGGAACAGCAAACGTTCAAGCTCAAGGGTCAGTTAATTTAGCTGGTCCTGGTCTTGACTTTTTCAGCTTGGTCGCTAACGCTTCTATTTCTAGCGGTGGCAACGTTAATGGTTACATCAACGCTACTATCCAAGCTCTGCAATCTGGCGCTGGCATCACTGGCGGTAGCGCAGGCGGTACAATCGCTTTGTATCAAGTTAGCCCAGCTGCTAACATCCTGAACTTCGCTATCTATCCAAAGGGTGCTTATGCTAATACTGCACAAGTATTGGCCGCTGCTGTGACAGCTAACTCTTCAGGTGGGTTGACTGCCGTGGGTTGGTCAAGCTGCGCAAGCAACGCTGTGTTTACCACAATGGCTGCAACCAACACTGGTTTACCACTCGCTTAATCTACATTAGATTAACAGCAACCCTGGACGTAAAAAATCCAGGGTTTCTTTTTGGCGTTAAATATGCACATAATGAAAGTCTTGTGCCGCACCCTTTTTGATTGTACCTTTACTGGTGTCACTGGACATTTCAGAGAAAGTCAACTCCCATACACTACCAAATCTGGACTTGTGATACAAACACAAGCAGACTGGAATCGTGCTAGAAATCAACATCGCAACTGGGAAAGTCTAGTGCAGGTTATTAGCCTACGTACTCAGCCCATGAACATGACACACCCTGAGAAACTGACCCACGGCTGGTGTTTTGAATTTGAAGTCGAAGCCGAAGGCGTTCTTGGCAGCGAGTTTGGCAGCGACGACCTAGCAGGGCTGATTGGTGATTGCGATGGTGTGCCCATGGTCACTGGCCTGGATGAATCTGGAGTGGTCACTGCTACATTGCA